TTATATTATTTTTATATTATAAGTTTTAAATAATAATAAATAAATAATTAAAATTATGAAAAAGCAAGTTAAATTAAAGGATTTTTTGGTAGATTTTAAAGAAAGTGAATTGTTAAATGTTAATGATTTAAATTTAAATAATGAATTAAAAGATAAATATATTAATTTGTTAAATGAATTTTGTGACCAGGAAGTAGAAGATAGAGAAATTGTATTGGAAGATTTAGATAGGGATAATGGTGTTTTATATAAAATGATGTGTAATTGGTTTGGAAGTGATTTTATAATTGAAAATGATTTAGGATTGACTTGGTATGAATATAGTTTAGAAGATTTATTTAGAGATAGTTTTGGAATATATGATAATGATTTTGGAGTAAGTTATGGTTTATTTGAAGTGGATGATATTGATAATAAAATGTATGGTGAAGGTTGGGATGATTAATTAGTGGTTTATTATATTTAATTTAGAAGGGGGTATCATATAATGGTACCCCTTTTTTCTACCCGAGATGAAGCAAATAATTATATTATTTTTACAGTATAAATTAAAAATATAAATAATTAATAAAAACAACGTTATGCCAAAGTTTATCATTAAAAAAATTCTTCCCGCTACAACTACTGTTGAATTCACGATTGAAGCAGCCTCTGCTGATTCAGCTATAGCATTAGCTATGATGTCTCATAATCATGATTTAAGCAGTTTAATCAAAGATGAAGTCACTACCCATAAAACACATTATGAAGACATGGGTGTTGATTGTATTAGTATAAAAGAGTGTAAGTAAGAATACACAATTCTTAACCGAGATAAAGCAAGTATTTATATTATTTTTACAGTGTAAATTTTAAATAATAATAATTAATAATTAAAAAAGTTATGAACACACAGTTCCAAAACACCGAAAATCAAGTAGTAGTAACCTTGGGTCGCCCAGTTAATCCAGACAGTGTCCGCCAACAACGACTCGCCGCAATTGAAGCTCGTAAAGCCGCGGGTGTTGAAGTGAAACGTGGTCGCCCAGTTGTTGCTGACAGTGAACGTCAAAAGCGATTAGCTGAACAAGCTGAGCGTGCTGCAGCGAATGGTGGTGTTGCAAGACGTGGTCGCCCTGTAGTGGCTGATAGTGCACGTCAACAACGTTTAGCAGTCCGTGAACAGTTAATTGCTAGTGGTTATGAAGTGAAGCGTGGTCGCCCAGCATTACCAAAGCTGGATATATAATTAAGGGGTTAGTTATATAATCAAAGGGGGGTATCAATAATGATACCCCTTTTTGTTACCCGAGATTGTGAAATTATTTATATTATTTTTACAATATAAATTAAATATAATAATTACGATTATGAAAAAGCTATTCTCAATTTACTGGAAAGTATGTGTTGTGTTTATGGGTGTGTTTATTACGCCGGCTGCTGTTGCAAGCATTATTACACTTGATTTAAACATTTATATGTCTTGGATTATGTCTCCAATATATGGTGTAATCATGTTTTTTATATCAATGATATTCACAGCTTATGCTGCAGAGCATTTGGCTGAGATATCTTAATTAGTGGGTGTGTCAGTTAAGCATTCATATTTGCTACCCGAGAGAATTTAAATAGATATATTATTTTTACATCATAAGTTTAATAATTAAAAATATAATGAGTATGAAAAACGTTGGATCTATTTGTCGTGTTGTTTTTGCTGTATTAGTAATTGTTATTGCTGCTGCGATGTTAACATCATGTTCATCATCGTCGCATGTTGATTATGGTTACCAAAAGCATTTGCGTTCCACCCATCATGATAATTTTATCAAGCGTGATAATGGTGGTTGTGGTTGGAGTCGTTAGTAGTTGTTTTTTAGGATTTAAGTGGTTAGACATGGTGGGGCGAGAGCCCCATTGTGTTACTGAGTAGGTGTGGCGTATATATATATGGCGTATACATACGGTATGCGTATAGTAGTATTGTACCACCACGTGCGCCGCCGTCCATGACGCGTATAGCCATGCCGTGGTGAGTTTAGATTAATTAATATATAAAGTATAACTATAGCAGGTCGATTAGTATATACGGATATAACACCAAACACCCTTGTTATCCCTTAATATTACCCCACCCCCGTATCACTCACACATTTTCATCCACATCCTTATTTTCTTTTTCTCCCGTACTCTAAAGATACGCACGCTATTTTTAATCTCCAAATTTACCTATAGGGATTTCGCAAAAAAATTCAAAGGGGCGTTCTCGTAGAGTACTACACCTATAGTGTGTCGGAAAGAGATATACAAATATACTTGCTTTATGAAAGTAGCCTTATTATATTCCAGCCCATGAATCTTATTATAGGAATCCTCCTTGGTGCTCTCGCCCAAGCAATCACATTTATCCAGTTACAAGGCCAATTCAAATGGCCCTGGGCAAAACAACACCCCCACCTAATGGTACTAATGGGAATCCCAATTTCCTACCTTTTTATAGCTTCAGTACGACATATGGTAGTACATTTTGGTGGTGAAATTTGGCCCTCACGTCTCATAGGTTTCGCCATTGGTACTGTGATGTTTGTGATAATGTCGCATTATGTTTTTGCTGAACCATTTAAACTTAAAACGTTAATATGCGTGTTATTAGCGGTAGTAATCGTGTGTGTGCAATTGTTTATGGATTGATACGCATAAGGTAGTATAACGTTTTACTAATTGTATATTAATGTATATACGGATATGAGTAGGAAAGATGTGGGGGTAGGGGATTTGGTGTATGCTAAAGAAAATCTAAGTTAGTTTGGAGATTAAACTATAGGTCATATCTTTATAGTGCAAACTATTTAACATTAATATATGTATCAACATGGCTCAACAGTTGCATAAACATAATAGGATATTTGATAGAGATAATCCGGTAAGAAGTATAGTGTTTAGTGATTATGTTGATGAATCAACCGTTCAAGAAGCTATTCAATTTATTTTTGATATAAATGAGTACGACGACGAGAATGAGGATAGTGTAAATCACTACGAACGTAAACCCATTAAGTTTATTATTAATAGTTTTGGTGGTTCGATATATGATGGTTTTGGTCTTATAGGTGCTATAGAAACATCAAAAACTCCCGTATATACGTATTGTTATGGTTCGGCTATGTCTATGGCTTTGCTGATCTTGGCTTCTGGTCATAAACGTTTTGGTTATAGATTATCTACGTTTATGTATCATGAGTGTTCTGATAGTATCCCTGATGATAAGCTTTCCATTATAGTTGAAAACATTGAGGAAGTAAAACGTTTGATGAAAACATACGATGATTATTTAATATCTAAGACTGGGTTTAAACGTAAACAGCTAGATGAGGTTAAAAAAGCTAAGTATGATTGGTATTTTGGTGCTGAAGAAGCATTAAAGTATGGGTTGGTAGATGAAATTATATAAATTAAATTTAAAAGGTTATGACGTATTTAGAATTTGAGCAAATCATCAATAGGATGATGAGTCACCACGAAATGGTTGAGGATGCCTATAAACTCAAAATTGATTTAGTAGAAGCATTTGATGATAACAATTATGTAATAGATTTACTGTGGAGGCAAGTATTAACTGAATCTGGTTATGATTGGTTGAGTTGGTTCCTCTATGAAAAGAATTATATTGAAGGTAACGGTGGGCGAGAAGATCTACTTGCTTGGGATAATGATAAAATTCCTATTTGCTATGATTTACCAAGTTTATACCAATATTTACTCACTAATAATTACATTAAAAATGCTCCCCACAATCAGTAATATCACTTACCCATTTAAAAACTTCTATCGTCGAATCAAGAATATACTACGATGGTTACCCACCATTTGGAAAGATAGAGATTGGGATAATAACTATATAACAGAGATTCTTATTAGGAAACTTGAATTCACTAGAGACTTTTATCTCTCAGGCAAAGCACATAGTGTTGAAGCTGGCAATATTGCGAGAGAGATTCAAGACGCAATTGAACGATTACATATGACTCGAGATAGTTGGGAGTTTCATGAAGCCCCAGCTATGGAGGAATTGGAACAAAAATGGGGTCTAACAGCTTTTAGTTTTGAACCTTATGAGTGTAATGAGAATGGTGAAGTACTTACTTATGAGATGAAATCAAAAACTGAAAAAGTAAATACTGAGGAAGAGGAAGAGCAATATCGTATAGAGTTTGGAAAAGCACTTGATACTGCTCGTAAACAATATAGAAAAGATAAAAAAGACGCTTACAAATTTATAGCTAAAAATATAGATAAATGGTGGGATTGATTTTTTTCAAGACTACATATATGTATATATATGATGACTGTCGAAGATCTTTTTAATTTATTTGCTAGTGAGGATAATGCTCTAAAGAAGGATAAACCTCCTATTTTAGATTTTACTGAACACCCGGTATACTGGGTTGGGATGTTTACAAAGATAATAAAAAATTATAGAGGATTTGATGAATACATTAGGGATATATTTAATAATATTGATCCTAGTACTGATTTAAAAGAATCTGAAGAACTAGGAAATTGGATTATCTTTAATAAGGCATGGTATTATATAGAAAAACTAGATGTTTCAATTCCATTCCATGCTGAAAATTTAATCCTTGGAAGTACTCCTGATACTATTCCTTCTCTTAATGTAACTATAAAATACTTTGAGCAGGCTGAAGAGTATGAAAAATGTGCTCATTTAGCTAAAATTAAATCTGAATTGGAAGATATCTTCAAATAAACGTGGATCCAACATCATCCATTATTATATTACCCCCAATATTAAAAAATTAATCATATGAGAAACAGAGAAACCATCCTAAATAAATTAGACTCAGCTGAGGCTAGTTTAAATACATTGCGATTTATGGTATCTAGACAAGAACCTGTAGAAGATTTTATTTCTAAAATTGAATCTACTAGAGAATTGTTAGACCAAATCCGTGGTTATGTCAATAGTGAACCTATTGTAAATCAAGAGTTAAATAGAATTTAAAAATCCTAATAAGTTATGAAATTAACAGCCGAGCAAATCCAAGATAATTGGGGTAGTTTTTTATCTATAATTGATACCCATATCCCCGGAACTAGAGGTTCTCAATTAAAATCATTTTATGAACAATATGCTGAGCGTATTATGCTTATGCCTGCTTCTCATAAAAAAGAATATCATAATGCCTTCCCTGGCGGTTATGTAGATCACGTACTGCGAGTAGTACAATGTGCTATTAAACTCCATCAAATATGGGAAGAAATGGGAGTTGATACTTCCACATATACCGTTGAAGAACTAGTATTTGCTGCTTTAAACCATGATCTAGGTAAAGTAGGTGATGAACAAAATGAATCATATGTGCCCCAAACAGATCAATGGCGCAAAGAAAAACTTGGAGAAGATTATACCTTTAACAATAAACTAGCATTTGCTTCAGTCCCTGATAGAGGTTTATTTTTACTCCAACAACACGGGGTTGTTTATTCATTTAATGAAATGATTGCCATCCAGACTCATGATGGACTTTATGACGAAGGAAATAAAAAATATTTAATGACTTGGTCACCTGAACAAAAACCTCGTACTGCACTTCCTTTTATTGTTCATCAAGCAGATTTAATGGCTGCTCGTATTGAATTTGAAAAAGAATGGTTACCTAAGTTTAAAAATGAAATTGATTCTAAAAGAACAAGTTTTTCTATAAATAAAGAAGAAAAAAAGACCCCTATCAAAACTAAAGCTTTAGGTAGTGTTAAAAGTGAAGGTTTAAAAAACATGTTAGATAGTTTATGATAACATTTTGTATAATATTAGTGTGTTTAGTAGTATTGTTAGGTTATACTACTTATAATCTTCTTAAGAAAAATGAAAAGGCTGAAGATATAATTGTGTCATATGAAAGTTATATTAAAAACTTAACCTCTACTATACACACTGCTGATACTAAACTAAAAGAAATTGATCAAAAAGGATTATTTGATAGTGATGATGAAATAGGATGGTTCTTTGGTTATGTTAAAGAAATTCAAAGCCAATTAAATCAATTTAACATTAACAAATAACACATTATGGAACCCAAAGTAAAAAAAAGCAATGTGTACTTTACCCAAGATACTGAAAATGCCATTGTTAAATATAACAACACTCAGGATCTAGAGGTACGAAATAAACTATATAATAATGAGATTCATTATGCTTTTTTTAAACTTACCGAAAATATTATCCATACTTTTAAATTTTATTATACTGAAGTAGATAATATTGAACATCTTCAACATGAGGTAATTACTTTTCTTTTATCAAAATTACATTTATTCAATCCTGAAAGAGGAGCAAAAGCATATTCATATTTTGGTACTATAGCTAAACGGTATTTAATTTTACATAATACCAAAAACTACAAGAAACGAGTTGATTCTATCCCGATTGAAGATTTAGAGCAAGATGAAAATTTTTCTTATTCTTTAGACGACTCACCTAAAAATGAATTATTATCTACATATACAGATAAATTTATTGAATATTGTAGTGAAAATATATTTGAACTTTTTCCAAAAGAACAAGATGTACAAATAGCAGATGCTATATTAGAATTATTTAGAAAACGAGAAAATATAGATATTTTTAATAAAAAAGCATTATATATCTATATACGAGAAATGGTAGATGCTAAAACTCCCAAAATTACTAAAATAGCTAATCAACTCTATACTATTTTTAGAGAAGGATATGTATTTTATTTAGAAAATGGATATATAAAATTCTAAGTAAACTCATATTTATATGAAAAAATATCATGAGTGCTTTAGACAATGTAATATTCGGAGATAAAAAATTTTCTGATCTTTTAGAAGAAATATATAACAACCAAAAGAAAAAAGAAAAACAAATCTCGGCCCTAATATCAGAACTAAAACCTCTGATAAATGAAATTGGAGACGCTACATTAATTGTTCCCCTAATTAAAGAATATATGGAAATAGGGGTAAAAAATGATGAACAATTAATTAAAATGGCCACCATAATACAACGTGCTGTCCAATCTTCATCCACATCAGATGGAGGTATTAACATTTCTGAAGAAGAAAAAGCTCAATTACTTTCTGAGTTAGATAAATTTACTAATAAACCCTAACTATGGCCTCTTTAAAATATGGAGGAAGGGGTTTATCCACAGTAATACTCCCTCCAACAAGTCGAAATACTTCTACTAAATCTCGTACAATTATCTCTAGTAGAGTTAGGGATATCATTTTGGATGACTCACATGACTTATTCAATGCTTATGGGCAATGGAATGGTATTGGTACTATATTTATTGAACCTACACAAAACCCAATCCTTAGCAAAACATATTCTCTTATACCAGCTTATCCTCTTTTTCCTAATATAAAACAATATCCTCTTAAAAACGAGATTGTTCCCATAATATACTTATCAGATAGTGATATTACTTCTGATTCATCTGCTAAATCTGCTTATTATCTTCCTCCTATAAACATTTGGAATAGCACCATCCACAATGCTGTACCCTCAGAAGCAACTTTATCTCAAACGTCTGCTGATGATTATGAACAAGTAGAAGCAGGTTCGGTTAGACGTGTAGAAGATAATTCTACTGAAATCAATTTAGGAAAAACCTTTAACGAAGAAAATACTATTAATATACATCCTCTTTTACCATACGAAGGAGATATGTTATATGAAGGAAGATTTGGTAATTCTATTAGATTTGGTTCTACTGTTAAAAACTCTAGTATTCCTAATCCATGGTCTACTGGATCTGCAAATAAAAATGGTGATCCTATTACTTTAATAAGAAATGGTCAAGGAGAGGTTTCTACTTTTCCATGGGTACCTACTTTGGAAAATGTTAATACTGATCCATCATCTTTATATTTAACTTCTACCCAACAGATAGATATTGATTTAGCCTCCAACAATATAGCCTCATTTGATTCGGGTACTGATTCACCACCTTCTTTACAATACGAAAAAGCCCAAATCATTCTTAACTCCGGCCGATTATTATTTAATGCTAAATCGGATTCTATTATATTAAGAGCTCAAAAACACGTACATTTATCTAGTTTAGAAGGAGTACATATAGATGGAAGTAAAAGAGTAGCAATTGCTTCCCCTGAAATATATTTAGGGGATAGAAAAGCCACAGAAAGTCTTATTTTAGGAGATCTTTTCATAAGTGATTTTGGAAAACTCCTTAATCAAATTAAAGCATTATCTCTCCAACTCCAACCAGTAGTTATTATAGCCCCTCAGATTGCCCCAACTTTGCTTTCACTTGAGGGGATTTGTAATCTTATGCTTAGTTCTAATTATTTATCTTCTATCGTAAAAACTAGATAACTATGGCAGACCCAACAACTATACCCCCAGTAACTGGTCCATTTTATGATGGTACTAATTACATATTTAAAGTAGGAGATAAAGAATTTTCAAGTCTAGATAGAGAATCAGCTAGAAAACAAGCTTTTAATTATCGTGAAGGATTAATTAATCAATCAAATAATTCTACTAATAACTCTTCCTCAAATTTATCTGCAGGTAAAGCCACAATTAAATTAATTGATAAGGAAACTAGAGATTCTATTCCTTTTGCTAATATATATCTTCCTAATACTAGTTTTGGTGTTCAAACAGATATAGATGGAAATGCTTCCATCGATCTAAATTCCTACCCCCCAGGTAAATACATTGCTACTTCTGTTGGTTATAAGGATGCTGAAATAGATATATTAAGTTCTGGAGGAGATTTTACAATAGAACTAGAAAGCAATGCTGTTTTCTCAGCAGTAACGATCCAAGAAGAAATTCCAAGAGCTATAGTTACTGGTTTTGTTGTTAATAGTAAAGGAAAAGAACTTAAAAGTATATCTGTAAAAATATCTATTACTCCTTCTCCAGATTATGTACCTTTAGAAAGTACATATGTGCAACTTCCTTATAGTGACGAAGTTTCTACTAACAGAAAAGGAGAATTTAAATTACCTATTGATACTTCTCTTAAGCTAATATCTTCCCAAATTACTAAAAACATTAGTAATATTTCTTTCAATAATATCAATAGTAATCAATATACCTCCGAATACTTATCCATTGACTCAGATTTAGCTGCAATATCACCTAAAACGGTTGTTGAGGAAGGAGTAGAATATAGAGTATTTGATTTAGGAAGAATTGTTTTACCTCTTCCTCCCCCACCTCCTGAACCTGATATAAGTCAAGCGGTACCCATTCCTAAACCTAAATTAGCCTGGGATCAAACCCTACTATTTAAAATACTAAAATTTATACAGGATGCTCTTAAAAAACTTTTACCTTTTATCATTAAACTTTTATTAGTTTTTGGTATTGAAGCTGCTTTAGCTATACTTAATCGTAGACCTGTTTTAACTAAAATATGCCCCAAAGAAGATAAATTATTAGATGTAATTAACAAGCGTAATAAATTAGCTAGACAAATTAATAATATATACAAATTTGTAAATCTTTTAGCTAAAGTAGCTAATGCTTTAAATATTCTTACTACTGCTTTAAACACTGCTTTTAAACTTTTCCCCCTTATACCATACCCTGCAACCGGAGTACCCCCAGTACTACCTCCATTAACCCAAGGGGTAATAAGTGGAATTGAATCTGCTAAAGAAGCAATTAAAGTTTCTTTAGATAAATTTACTACAGGGTTAAAAGGAATTGAATTTGCACTTACGTATGCTGCTGGTGTTTTAGCATTTTTATTATATTTTCTTCAAATGTTAGATGGTTTAATTCAAGAATGTGCTATAGATAAGGATATACCTTTTGAAAAAATTAACAATGAATTAGCTAGTTTTGTAAATCAATCTACTGGATTAAAAAATAGTGATGTAATTCAATCTCTCCAACAACCTGGTGTTTCTGCAGCTAATACTTATAAAGGATTTACTTTAGAAATTAAACTAGATGAAGCTAATTTAAACAAATACCCTAAACGCTTTGCCCAGGCTCTAACTACTCAAGGAGTACCTGTACTTAAAACCGAATCATCATTTGCTTCTGATCCTCAAGTACTTTTGGATCAACTAAAATTTATTATAGATTCAAATCCTCAATTAACAGCTGGGTAATTAAATATTTATATATATGAAAACAGATATTTTAAAAAAACTAATTAAAGAAGCAGTACGTGAAGCTATCCAAGAAGAAATTAAAGATATACTTCTTGAAGCAGTTAAATCACCTAAAACAATAGTACAAGAAACTTATACTACTGCTCCTTTACCAACACCAACAACAACAATAAATCATGATCTTAGACGTAATCTAAGAAATATGATTGGAGGTGAATTTGATACAGTAGTCACTGCTAACTCATCCCATGCTCAACCTGCTTATACCCCCCCACCAGTTAACACTACAGGTGAAGGATCAAGTTTGCCCGGTGGTGAAGTAAGTTTAGACCAAATAATGGGATTAATGAAATAAAATGGCATACAGAATACCCAACCAAAATCCTTTAGATTTAAATCAACGAGTAGCCGTTGGTGTTGCCATCCCATTTTCAGGACCTGCTGTCTTTATTTCTAATTACACTACTACTGAACAGATTAAATCTAATCTAATAAACTATATACTAACTAATAGTGGAGAAAGAGTCCTTAACCCTAATTTTGGAGCTAATTTAAGAGCTAAATTATTTGATCAAATAGATGATCTTACACTGAGTGCTCTTGAACTAAAACTTATTAGTGATATTACCACTAATTTCCCCTCAATTAAAATCCAACAATTAACTCTTTCCCCAGTGTATGAACAAAATGCTATACAATTAGTATTAGTTTATTCTCTTCTTAATAACACATCTGAAACTATTCAAATTACCTTATAATATTATGGCGACTGAAAATAGAGATATAAAATACATAAATAAAGATTTTGGTGAACTTAGAAATTCTTTAATTGAATTTACCAAAACTTATTTTCCCTCTACATATAATGACTTTTCCCCATCTTCTCCTGGCATGCTTTTTATGGAGATGTCAGCATATGTGGGTGATGTACTGTCATTTTATTTAGATAATCAAATTCAAGAAAACTTTGCTCAATTCGCACGCCAACAAAATAATCTCTATACTCTAGCATACATGTTAGGTTATAGACCCAAGGTTACAGGTGTTGCTACAGTAGATATTGATTTCTATCAACAGGTTCCTTCAATATTAGTTGGAAATGAATACTTCCCAGACTATTCTTATGCCCTCCAAATCCAAGAAAATACTTCTATAAGATCAGATTTAACTGGTAATACTGGATTTTTAGTACAAGATCCTGTAGATTTTACTTTCTCTAGTTCTTCTGATCCTACTCAGGTATCCATATATAGTGTTACAGGCAACATTCCTGATTTTTATCTTCTTAAAAAAACCCGAAAAGCTATTTCTGCTGAGATTAAAACCACTACTTTTTCTTTTACCTCTCCAGAAAGATTCCAAACCATAGAAATTAGTGATTCTAATATAATACAAGTATTAGATATTGTTGATAGTGATAATCATGAATGGTATGAAGTCCCTTATTTAGCCCAAGAAATGGTCTTTGATACTATCAAAAATACCAATCCTAATGACCCTAATTTCTACTCAGATGAGAGTGAAGTTCCTTATTTGCTTCAATTAAAAAAAGTTCCTAAAAGATTTGTTACTCGATTTACTTCCCCCACAAATCTCCAAATTCAGTTTGGTGCAGGTACTAATACTCAAAATAATGATGAAGAGATTATCCCCAACCCAGATAATGTTGGATTAGGTTTACCATCTAAAAGATCTTTATTAACAACTGCTTTTGCACCTGCTAATTTTTTATACACAGATACTTATGGTATTGCTCCCTATAATACCACATTAACTGTTAGATACCTAGTAGGAGGAGGAGTATCAGCTAATGTCCCTGCTGGATCTTTAACATCTATTAACACGCCCGAAAAAATAAAATTCCAATCTAATACCTTAGATTCTATCCTAGCAGAAACGATATTTGATTCAGTAACAGTAAATAATCCTGCAGCCGCATCTGGGGGACAAGATGGGGATACAGTTGATGAATTAAGATTTAATTCTCTTTCGTCATTTACAACTCAATTAAGAAGTGTAACTCAAGATGATTATTTAATAAGAGCTTTAAGTTTACCTTCTCAATATGGTTCTATAGCTAAAGCATATATTGAACCTCAAAAATTAGCTAATCTTTTCCCTGGAGAAACACCTGCATCTTTAGATTTATATGTTTTAGCGTATGATAATGTTAAACACTTAACAATAGCATCTGGGGCTCTCAAAAATAATTTAAAAACATATTTATCCCAATACAGAGTTGTTAATGATGCTATTAATATTAAAAATGCTTTTATTATAAACATTGGAGTAGAATTTGATATTATAGTACTTCCTGAATATAACAATAATGAAGTAATTTTTAGTTGTATTAAAGCATTAAAAGATTATTTTGCTATAGATAAATGGCAAATAAATGAACCTATATTATTAAAAGATTTATATATTCTATTAGATAAAACAGACGGAGTCCAAACAGTTAAAAATATAAACATAGTAAATAATGTAGGAGTTAACCTTGGATACTCTGCGTATGCATATGATATAAAAGGAGGAACATTAAATAATGTTATCTATCCTTCACTAGATCCTATGATTTTTGAAGTAAAATACCCTGATACTGACATTAAAGGTCGTGTGGTACCTTTGTAATATTTAATATTTATAAACAAAAAATGGCTGTTTACAAAATATTCCCTACTCAAGATGCTTCTATATATTCTCTTTACCCCTCTAGAAATACCGGATTAGATGAAATAATAGAAACCTCTACTTTATTTAGTGATATAACTTCATTTCCTCAAACTAGCAGATTTTTAGTTAAATTTTCTACTGAGGAAATTAATGATATTCTTACTAATAAAATTGGATCCTCTTTATGGCAAGCTAACTTTAGAGGATTTATAGCTAACCTTGAAGGACTAAATCTCACCACTACCCTTGACTTCTACCCCATCTCAGGGTCATGGGACATGGGTACAGGTAAATATTTATATGATCCTGAGTATACTAATGGGGTTAGTTGGGGGTGGAGATCATATTCTGGGAACAATGCTTGGGCTACTTCAAGTTTTTCTTCTTATACAACAGCTTCATACGGACAAGAAGCAGGAGGAGGAACATGGTATACTGGTTCTTCAAATTTAACCGTATTACCTATATATTCAACCCAAAGCTTTGCTTATTTTGACTCGGGTGATATTAATACTAATATCACTAATATGGTTAAAGCATGGTATAGTGGAACTATAGAGAATGATGGTTTTATAGCAAAACAATCTACTGAGTTTGTTGATAGTACTGATTATCAAATAAAAATGAGATTTTTTTCTCGTGATACTCATACTATTTATCCTCCTCAACTAGAATTTAAATGGAGAGATTATAATGTATCTACTGGTTCTTCAAATATTACCACTTTAGATACTTCAATAGCTACTGTATCTATCACAGAAAATCCTGGAATATTTTACCCTCACAGCATAAATAAATTTAGGATAAATTCACGTCCTACATATCCTCCTAGAATATTTTCTACATCTTCATATTATGTAAAAAATTATTATCTCCCTACATCTTCATACTATGCTGTAAAAGATTTAGATACTAATGAATATGTAATTGATTTTGATGAACAATTTACTCAACTAAGTTTGGATGATGTAGGAAGTTATTTTACATTATATATGAATGGTTTAGAACCTGAAAGATATTATAAGATTCTTATTAAATCTGTAATAGGAGGGTCAACTATAATTTTTGATAACGAATATTATTTTAAAATTGTAAATGGCTAATTATCCTTTAAATAGAACTGTCTTTAATAGAAATGACTATGAAAAAACCATAGATACTTCTTTCTCTCAGATATCTTCTCCTACCCTTCCTATAGAAGATACTATTACTATTCCTGAGTTTTTTAGCCTCTACGATAGTCTTTTTTATGACATTCCCGTAAGTGGATCTATCAACTCACACCAATATTTGGTGGAGCAGAGTAGTGAATATATAGGAGCAGAAGCCATAGCCGAAGACATCCAGGCTTTATTGGATGAAATAACTTCTTTGAGACAAGAACTATTAGTTGCTAATCAACAACTTTTAGGATTCCAACTATCATCTAGCATTTCCCCATCTATATAATATGGCATCAATAATTACATCTATAGATCCTCTTAACCTAGAAGCTCAAGTTTATTCTTCACAGGATACTAACCTGATTTCTTCCCAAATTGTTCCCTCACAATTTGACCCTACTAAGAATTACATTGAATACAATATATTTTCTTCAGATGGATCTTTTAGTCTTTCTTACTCTAATTATCTTGCATTTTCAGTAGATCAAAATACAGCTCCATCTAGTGCATCTGTACTTTATGATATAAACATAGATCCTGAAAGAGATTTAACTACTAGAGGATTTTCTGAAGGAGAGTGGAATACAATATATAGATTTCTTAATAATGAAATTAGCTCATCAGCTGAAGCTCCTATATATTACATTAAGGAAATTTCATCAGATAGAACTGAAATAAGATTAGGCACTAATGCCATTAATAATATTGATTTAAAATCAATAATAGATGGATTTGAAAATAAATTAAACTCTACTCCATACTTTCAAGATTTTTATCTTAATTTTGGTGGAAATAATCTTATTATTGCTAATAATATTTTAATTGATGATGCTAAACCTCAATATGAAATATTAGTTAATTTATATGATCCTCTTCCTAGCAGATATAATATAAAAACTACACTTTGGGTAGTAACTGAAGTAGCAGATTCACTTGCATTTAATGTGCAGTTCACTCCTGAACCTATAGTTTTTAATATTGATAATCCTACTATTAGTGGTCCTAATTATGATTTAAACATAAAAGATAAAATCAATAATTCCTCTAATTATATTGACTATAGTCAACTTTTATCTACAGGATTTTTATCTTCATACCAACAAATTGCTTCCTACTTAAATGAAAACAGTATCAACATAAGCATAGATTATACTGATTTCTCAGATTTTGTTCATTTCTCATCAGCCACAACTAGAGTTGAAAATTTTTATTATAAAGTACAACTCATAGAACAATACAACTCTAGTATTACTAATGGACTAGTCCCAGCAGCTGCCTCTGCTTCACTTTCCTCTAGTATTTCTATATTAGAAAATAAAATTAATAATCTTATTGAAAATTTTGATGGATATGAGTATTTTCTTTATTTCTCATCTGAGTCAGGAGCTTATCCTAAAGGTACCACAAATCCTCCATACTCACTCCAAAGTAGTACCTCAGGTCCTGTTTTAAGTTGGTACACAGACTTACTAGAAAGTGCTTCATTATACGATAGAGATAATCCTGATTATTTATCTAATACTATTCCTGATTATTTAAAGGATGATCCTCAAAATGAACCCTATTCTGTGTTTATTAACATGATAGGACAACATTATGACAATATCTGGATTTATTATAAAGATGTAACTAATAGATATAATGGAGATAATCGCCTAGATTATGGCATATCTAAAGATTTAGTATCAGATGCTTTAAGATCTTTTGGCTTAAAAATCTACCAAAATAATTTTTCTACAGATGATCTCTTCAATGCGTTTGCCGGCTATAATTTCTTACCCTCAGGTTCTCCAGGCAGTAATTTAATAGATGATGGTAATGTATACGTTGTTAATCCATATATTGTAGAATCCCTATCAGAGGGCCCATTTGGGTATTTTGTTGATGATGTTAATTATCTACCATCATCTACCGAACTTATTACTAATTATGTAAGTGCTTCTAAAAAAGCTTTATATACTCCTACAGATGATATAACTAAAGAAATATATAAACGTTTATATCATAATTTACCATTATTACTTAAACAAAAAGGTACTACTACTGGACTAAGAAATCTCATTAATGTATATGGTATCCCAGACACTATTTTAAGAATTAGTGAATTTGGGGGTAGAGACACAGAAGTTACTACATATGATTATTTTTATGATAGATATTCTTATGCTTTTAAAACTCGATATAATTCTATAGTCGCATCTCAATGGCAGCCTCTTACTAAAAATTACCTCGAATCTGGTGCCTACATAGTACCAGACTGCATTCAATTTAGATTCAAAACAGACGGTATCCCTATCTCTAATTCATATAGTAATACTGGACTTCCTAACCCATACACTCAGTCTTTAATGATGAAGACTATGGCCGATGTCAATGATGGTCAACCCTTAAGTTCAAATGTGTCCCCAGATTTTGGTATAATATTAGTTTATTCTGGGTCAAGTACTACCAACTACCAAGGCTCAACAGATCCTTATGCTGAATATGGTCAATTACGATTCTATATCTCAGGAAATATTGCAGATGGGGGATATGTTTTTTCATCTCCAATATCATTACCATTTTTTGATGGAGGATGGTGGAGTGTAATGCTACAGCGAGACCAACATCCTGGTGTTGATACTAACAATTTAAATACAACATATAGTCTTTATGTTGCTAATAAAACATATGATAGTAATGAAGGAAATGTAATAGGATATATAGCTTCTTCTAGCATATATGTTAATGGAACTACCAAATCTTCTGTAAATGAAGCATGGAATAAAAATCTATATTCTTCATTTGGAATTGATAGATGTCTTTATCTCTCCCACTATAGTAAAATAGACATTGGAGGATATATTCAACTCCCATACAGACGAGTATTTTTAGGATCCTACCAAGAACTCAAATACTACACCCGTGCCCTAAGTGAATCCCAGTTTATAGATTACACTATGAACCCGGGATCAATCGAAGGATTAACATATACTGGATCACTAAGTTCATTTAATACTTTAGCATATAGAGCTCCATTAGGAAATCTTTTAGAAAACCAATACACTTCTTCTACAGCTGCCATTAATAGCAGTAGCTTCAATTCCTTCCACCCATCTATAACAGGATCAGCTAATATACTAACCACTTCTTCTTTTATTAGATCAGGCTCAGCTTCTACTACTTCTAGTCGAAGCTTTATAGTATATGGAGCAATGCTCCCCTCAGCATTTACTTCTCAAAGTTATGTTGAACCTAATATAGAAACATACTATTTTAATCAACCTATAGTAGGTTTAAAAAATCGTACTAACGATAAAATCCAAGTTATATCTTCAAGCTACCCTGCAATAAATTTACAATACACTCAATCTGGTAATACTTTATCTCAATATAGAAGTATTGAACAACAATATCTTTCTCAATATAGTGAAATACCGGATGTAAATGCATTAGAAGTTGCGTTTTCACCTCAAAATGAAGTTGATGATGATATTATATCTTCATTAGGTTATTTTAATATAGGTGAATATATAGGTGATCCTAGATTTGTATCCTCTCCATATACTACCTACCCTGATCTAACTAAGCTAGGAGAAGATTATTTTAAAAAATATTATAGCAGATATGATTTATTTGATTATATAAGATTAATTAAATTTTTCGACAATTCTTTATTTAAAATGATTAAAGATTTTGTTCCTGCTAGAACAAACCTTAGATCAGGAGTTGTAGTTAAACCTCACCTATTAGAAAGAAATAGATACCCTCAACCTCAAGTAGACCAAGAAAATGTTACATTAACTGGCTCTGTTTATTCCCAACAAGTATGGGATTCTGAATTAGAAGACACACGCATTGTTACCTCTTTAATTGAAACTATATCAGGCAGTACTGGAGGAACTTTTAATGAATTTAATAAATTATCTACTCTTCAAACAAACTACCCATTTGTAATTTCTGGAAGTTTTGATCCTGTAGCATATGCTGCTTCTCCTACAGATGCTCAAAACTATTTCCAAATTTCCTCCAGTAATACCTACATAACCACTTATTACCCTACAGATGCTGTTAAATGGGATTTTAATAAAGGAACTTTAACCACATATTTTGATGGAACTATAAAACTCTTTTACTCAGCTAGTACTACTAATCTAGTGGCATACGCCTTTTCTTCTTCCTTTTCAAGACCCGGAGCACCCCTTAATGCAGTTTTTAATTCTGGAAATTGGTTTACAAATTGTTCTTATGGAGAAGAGTTTTTTATTAGAATGTATGATTTTACATTTGCCATTGATACATCCGTTAAAATGACTTTTGGTCTTCAAGAAATATACCCATATTCTGAACAATCGTGGGGAGAATCTACCCTTGGCCCCTCAGGTTCTACAGTATATGGACGAGTTGATCAACGAGAATTTTATAATGGTGAACTTTCTGGATCTATTATAAAAGCATCTAATGGAGAATTAAATTCTGCTAACGAATTTAAATATCCTTTAACAAATGATATCCTTTATAAAGTTATTTTTTACCGAAAAGATATTACTCCTGCAAGTAGCTTTACCAATATCCTTACTTCCCCAAACCCTGGAGAAATATATGTATATTACGATACAGGAAGTTACAATCCTATATAAAAAAACTTGCTAAAAAAAATTAATTTATTATATTAAGCATAATTAAATATGTCTGATACTTACGGTTTAGTATATGTCCAAGGAGCTACCAACCTAAAAATCAATAAAATTGATTCAGGGGGAATGGATAGATCTGCTTATCTTGGATCTCTTGAATCTATCACTATAGACTACTCAGATTTAGGCCCAATTGACTATCAAATTTTATCTAGACAAGATATGGGGTCATATTATGCTTATACAACGGCTCCTAGATCTCATCCAACTCAATCTGTAGATTTTGATTTACCTAAACAATTTGTTACACTAGTTAATAATACAACTTGGACTATTCCTGCATCTCAAACAGGTATTGTAGGTCCTGTAGGATTTTGGGACCTTGGCCCTACAAATGCTGATGGATGGGTAGTTAATCGTGGAAATTCTAGCATGCTCCCCGACGGTAATGGAACTGGGAACTTTAAATTTTTCCAAACTCCTAATGTCAATATGCTTCTAGGGATCACAGCATCATTTACTTCAGTAGGAACCGGAAATATTTTTTATCAATTCGGCCAACACAATGATGATTTAGGTAATTTTTTCCCTGGGTCATGGCAATATTCTCAGAGTGTTAATGGTACTATTGGTGATAGTAAACTTACTGTGTTTAATATCCAAATGAGCCAAAGCGTTGTTGAACAGCCTTATTATTTAGCTATTAGAAATGCTACTCCTTCTCCTTTAACTTTAAACAAAATAACACTTGAATTTTCTGGATCTCAATACCCTGCCTCTGGATCATATGATATAGTAGTTTTTGAACCTGATGGAAATAATTGGGATGTAAGTGATTATAATATTTCTTTAGGAAATGCATTTGAACCTGAACTTTCTACAAAATATATGGATATAGATTATGCTTTAGATTCCCCCACTCCAGTCAATTTTGAACTTCTTGTTTCAGGTACAGCTGATAGAGCAGCAGTACAAGATTCAAATTACTATTCACGTACTTGGTCTGACATTAGATATAAAGGATCCCGAGTAAGTTCTTATAGATTTAATCAACCTTTTATTACACGTCAATAAACTATAAATATATGGGAGTTTCTTCTGAAGTATTAAATCTTATGAGTCAAGGATTAATTACCTTGAATGAGGAACATTATAATTATGGTACTGTTTCTTTAATTTCTATTACTGATCAAAATCAAACATTTTTTGCGTATTTTGATGGTGTAGGAGGTACGGGTCCTGAACTCATAGATCAAACAGCTTATATTATTAAATATTTAATTGATTCTAAAGGTAATATTACAAACCCAGAAGGTGTTACTGATATTACTAAACCTCAATCTGTTCCTTTATTTAATTTGAAAGATAATTTTGAAGCAGGAAAATATGCTGTAGTTAAATTAATAGGACTTGATCCTTTATTAACATCAAATCCTAATGATAATTCATTAACAGGTAAACATCTTATAACGGGTGTAGGACGAATTGCTTTACTTGCAACTTCTGAACTTGGTTCTGAGCCATCTGATTTCTCTACAGTAATTAATTTTTATGCACCTGGAGCCGTAGGAGTATCTAATATGACCTTTAGAGGATTTAGCCGAAACTCAGGAGGTCAAACGCCTCCTGATGTATGGCCTACATATAATGTATTTGACACAACATGGAGGGCCCAACACCTCGCCCAATCAGCAAACCGACCTTTACCCAATCCAACTCATTTCGGTGGCACAGCAGGTGTATTTGCCGATGGTACATATACATTTGCAGGTATTTCCACAACCTCAGCTAACTGTGAGGTTGGATTTAGGTTTAGAGGTACTTATATCCGATATTCTTTTGAGAGTGAACCTACTACTTTTGAAGTAATTATACTAAGATCCCGCACTGGAGTATGGAGTGGTGGCTCAACCGAACCTCTAGCAGATGATCCTAATAATTGGCTAGCATATGGTGTAGGGGTTTTTAATACCGATAATTCTAATCAAGTAGTAACAATTGATCTAGATACAGGCCTCCAATCATTTGGCCCTAATGAACAAATTAGAGTATATGCACGCACAACTCAAGGTAGCTCCCCGTTCCCCGCATTTGTAAGTCTTCAAGATGTTGCAGGCCAGCCTGGTTATAACTCAAATGGTAATTTCTTTGAAGCCTACCAACAACCCATTTCTAATGACCAACCAATAGCCGGATTAACATTTGTTAGTTCTTCAGGCACTAGCACATCAGGATATTGGGCATTAATAGATCCAGGAATATACAATTTAGGATCCCCAGCTTCAGATACTCTTACGGTCTACACTGGAAGTTCAGTAGTAATGGCCTCAGGAAATTTAACTAGTGTATATCAAAGTGCTACTCTATATGGACTTACAGCTGA